CTTTATGTATGTATCGAGAGGAGCTTCAGTCATTGAATATAGTTATCCTCGTCTTGCAAACACCTGATACTCCAAGTCCCATCCAGACAAACTAAAGTCCTGAATGCCGTCATAGGTCATCTTCAGGCTCAGGTATTTACCGGGTGCATTGAAGTCGAGTTTGTTCAAAACTATTCCATCAAAGGTCATGTTGTGGTCATAGGTCGCAGCAACATTGGGCGCATCAGATGAACCCCATGTGAAAGTCATCACAGGAGCACCAACAGCGAACGTACATTCTGGCCACATGGAGTTAACCACCTTGTAGCCACGTAGCTCCTTCGACACATCGTCCATATCCATGAGTTTATTCTCAAGGAACACTGGAGCCGTAGCGAAGGTATCCAACAGACCCACGCCCTGCACAATGTTCGCAGCCTCATACACATGGACTTTTGATGTAGATGTGCCGAGAGCACTCGTAGCACCCGTCGATACAGTCATCAGGTAGAGGTTGGAGCCATCGAAGTAGGTGTTGTAGGCACCAGACACCGAGTCGTAGGTCAGTGATGTGAAGTCACCATAGTTTGACCCAGAGTAGGTGATGCCGCGAGCAGCACCATTGACGTAGGGCAGATCATAGAAATACCACGTATCATAGACGTAGTTGTAGACCGCAGCCCTATTGCATCCGGGGTAGCCTGTGTTGTTACCTACGGGGAACCGACAGTATGGGTCACGAGACACATAGCAGAACATAACTTCGCCCTGCTTGGCGTTATTGACCACAAAGAACTTCGAGTTTTCTGTCGTAACAATATTGTTGAAGATAAAGTCACGCACTCGGCCCATAGCAATGGACTTGTTGGTGTAACCATCGTGGGACCAGATGTCCTCGTTACCAAAGACATAGTGGATAGAGTTATGCTCTGCCACACAGTTCTGGTTGATTACGCCTCTGTTGTTGAACAGACGCCGATAGTTGAACACAAGACTGTCACCACGATACTCCATGCTCCACGTTTCATTGCGGGCGTAGAGTATCATTCGGTCACGCAGAGGCCACCCGTCTAGCAGCGGGTCTTGAAGGTCACCGAGGACGTTCTCTGTGGCGCTATTAGTGGTTGAGCCAACCCAAGCTCCCGGTGTGGAGTCAAAGGTCGTAAAGTCGCTCGTTTTTACCATAGTCGGGTAGCGAACACCGTTCTTTGTGATGTTCAGAGCGACCAAGGTTCCCTGAAAGCTACGAAGGGCTTCACAGCGCCACTCAGAGTTCCAGTTGGGTAGTGTAGCGAAGGTAGAGCCACCAGTCGTCTTATACCAAGGAACACGGTCACTCCGGTTCACATAGACCACATCATTGAGGATAGTTGCGGTATACACGAGGCCACTGTCAGCCGGTGTGTAACCAGCAGGACTTATGTTGACTTCAGTCGGCGCAGTGCCGGGGCTGGAAGCACTCCAGTTAACGATGGTTCCATCTCGGTTCAACACAAGGAACTGGGATGAGTCATTGAGTAGTTTGTAAGCGATACACTGACTGGGGCTAGTGTTGCTAAGAGCACCCACAGCGTTGAAGATAGGTCCACGTTGAATACGGTTATTGGTGAACCGGACGTTGGAACCCATGGTAAATGCTGTGATGGGTAAATCTACGGGACTCCAGTCGGTATTAACGCCCAGTCGGCCTATGTCTCTAACGGGAACTATGGTCATCTTTTAGTTCCTCAGAGTTTCATGATGTATGCCAGAGCGTAATACGGGGGTAGCGTGGGAACCGCAGAACTCGCAGCCGTATTGTTATGGATGTGGGACGCAGAGCTACCAACAGAGCTATTAGTCACCGTAATCCCGGTGGACCGATTGTTGATGCTGATGTTCGTGTAAGCCAGATCAGTAGCCTGACCAGAAGAAGCACTCCGGTAGACGTTGGTCGCAACGGTTCCATACAGCACCGTATCCTGAGTAGGCTTAAGGTAAGTATGTTGGTGGCCGGGGTCGCTAATGGTGTGGTTGTGACCGGGGTCATTCACAGTCGCTGTGTGACTATGAGTCGGTATCTGAGCTTCGGTGAGCGTTACGGCCTGATTGGTGAGCGTGATGGTCGGAGTGTTGCTCGCAGCACCACCAGTGCTACCAACGGAATACGAGGTGCCTGCACAGACCACAAACTTATTCGTGAGGTCAGGTGTCGTAATGTTACCTGAGCCATCTGAGCGAGCTACGGTCTGACCGTTACACAAGGCCCATCCGGTGGGAATAGCAGACGTAGAGCCTGACCACAGCAGGATGGAACCTGTGGGTACCAAGGCACCATTCAGTTGGGCCTGAGTAGCTGTGACAGCACCAGTGAGGTTCGGAAAGGTGGACTTAAGGACTGACTTCAGTAACCGGATGTGGTCGTCAGCTTGACCCACAGGATCAGAGCCGGGAGGGTTACTTGAGTTAAGGTCAGAGATGAATGAAGCGGATTCTATGGCCAACGTGAGGCTCCTAGGGAAACTGGGTGTAGCCCTAAGACGGGCCTTAAGTAGAAGCGGAGCTTCGCTCCTGAACACAAATGAAAAGGATACTTATAGTTACTAAGGGTTACTCTTAGTAATAAACACAATAATTATTATGATAGTTACTAAGGGTACTTATAGTTGCTATTAGTTATTATCTTATATGTATTACTATTATAATTATTCTTATGGTTGCTATTAGTTACTATAAGTACTTATAGCTGGTCAGGAATGGTGGCAGTAGTTATCAGAGGTATCCAGACCTCGTGCCTCTGGCTCCTGTCGGCCAGCAAAACTACGCATTGTTAGCGTGTTCTCTTCTATAGGCTGGGTTAGAAGCAAAAAGTGACGCCAAGTCATTGTTCTTAAAGGCTCTCAGCGACACTACGTAGTTTTTGGTGAACTGGGGGTGCTGAGGGTGACTTTTGGTTCCATCTGCCCCCGGATTCTGGTTCCATAAGTTGGCTAAAAGTTGCTCTGGGATGAACAACAACCTAGCCGCTTCAGGCAATTTTTTGAAAAGAAAATCTGGATGAATTAGCAGGGGGACTAAACCGGGGGAGACTCTATTTATTCTGTGGTTGCTGCATGTTCTTGTGGTTGCTGCATGTTCGCCATGGGTTGCGGACTAGGTATCCGCTGGTAACGCAGATCGGTAGCAGATCGGGATCAATGCAGATCAATACAGATCGGTAGCAGATCGGGAGACATTTGCCAAACAATTGCTACCTATTGGCAATGGTTGCCCATGGCTACTATATATAGTGTGTTGCATTGAATAAATCACGATATTTTGTATAGAGAGCTAAGTGATTGAAAACAAACGGACTTCTCGACACTACGTAGTTTCCCATAACCCATTGATAACACAGGGTAAACTCTGCGCGATTTGTAGCAACACAAGCCAATAGCAAGCCCTCGTAACCCATTGATAACACAGGGCCAAAAAATAGTTGTTTGCCCATGTGCATTAAGTGCTATTCTGCATTCATCGGAAACAAATCACCACAGGGGATACACTATGAACACTAAGAGCCTAAACCGCGCAATCGGTCTCGCCATGAACTTCGCTTTCGCTCGCAAGTCACGCAATGTGAAAACCGGCAATATCCCGGTGACTACCAGTGACGCCAAGACATGCCCCGACGCATGCCCATTGAAAACTTCGGGCGCATGTTACGCAAAGCATGGTCCATTGGGCATGTATTGGAAGAAGATAAACGAGGGGCAATACGCCAGCACATGGGCGCACTTGCTTGAACAAGTGAAAGCCTTACCCGATGGCCAGCTATGGCGACATAATCAAGCCGGTGATTTACCGGGGGATAATGACGAAATTGATTGCAATGCTCTATTAGAGCTTGTGGACGCTAACATCGGCAAGCGGGGCTTTACATATACTCACAAGCCTGTGGAAGGCTTCAATACTATCCCCATGAATAACCGTGACGCTATTCGTTACGCTAACGCTAACGGCTTCACTGTAAATCTAAGCGCCGATAATCTCACGGAAGCCGATGAACTAAAAGCGATTAACATCGGTCCTGTGGTGACCGTGTTGCCACGCGAAGCGCCAGCGGTTTCCTATACGCCACAGGGTCATAAGGTAATCGTCTGTCCTGCCCAAACGCGAGACGATGTCACATGCAAATCATGCGGACTATGCGCCATTAGCACACGCGACGTTATTGTGGGTTTTCTAGCCCATGGCGTTAGCGCGAAGAAAGCCGAGGCTATTGCTTTGGCCTAATGGTTGCACATGTTCACATAAAGAAAGGGGATGTATCATGGTTATTTCAGATAAAGCTTCGCAAGCCATATACGGCGCTTGCGTCACACGTGGCAAAGCCAAAGGCTTGCTTAAGCGCAACCCGCCAAAGGATCGACTAGCACGTGCTGCATGGTATGGCGCGCAATCGGTTTGCAACCCCTACAAGCTCTCTATTTCAGCGCTGCTATTCATGCCCGATGACGAGCGCGAGATTTACCGCGAGACCGAAAAGGTTTTCGACTGGCTTAAGGCGCAGGGCGCACGTGTTGTGTTGCTAGATCAGGACCGTTTGGCGCTCGAAAAGATGGGGGCTTGGTAACATGTCATACGTTATTCAATTTCGCACTCGCACCCGCCACGATTACAAGTGGCGCACAATTGGCCCCTTCACATACGCCACGCGCGAACATGCAGTGAATGCAGCGCGCCTAATGT